TCGCTAAAGACGTGTTCGAAGATATCGACAAAGATTAACCTTAACCACACCCTTACATGACTGACTTAATAATATTCCAAACCGCCGTGTGCGTTGTTCTCTATTGCGTTGTATCCATACTGGAGCTAAAGTAATTGAAAATAACATACGAATTATCTTGTGCCGCTAGTCTGATATGCTAGTATGCACACACAGAAAGAAACACTACTTATGAAAACAGAAACACAACCGCGCTATGACGCAATAGAGAATGACGGGTATTACACCCTTGAGGATGGCACACGACTAGAGACAGACGAGATTTGTGTCTACGGCATTGAGAACCAGCCACACGTCCACGAGACCGACCCCATGTGCTGTGAGATCGGATCAATGATTGTCCGCGAGGCTGGAGAGCAATGGCGCGACATCACCGAGGAGGAGCTGGAGGAGGTCAATGATGACCGTGCCTACATGGAAGACCTCGTGGATGGAATCGTTAAAGAGTTAACAGACTAACACTATGAAATACACATTTGATAACACAGACAAGGAGGTCAACGTCACGGACGTTATAGTGGATGGAGTGGATCACAAAGACTACCCAGACTACTGCGATGCATTCCTACAGTCCGCTAAGATAGATGGACGGGAAGCCACTGAGGCAGAGCTAAACGAGCTGGAGGCAGATGGTGACCTGATCTACGATATCCTCTATGACGGTATAACGCTTTATTGATAACTGCACACCCTAAACACAACCAGAAGCCCGTCTTGCTTAATTGCAGGGCGGGTTTTTTTGGTCTTTACAAGATGCATACATAATGCTATGGATTTCATCAGCCATGGAAGATACCCAAGCAAAGATTAACCGACTGTCCTACTACTCAAGAGGCACGGACAACGTAGAGCATGACCCATTGATTGATGAGTCGGATGAATGCCTAGCTAAGCAGTACGAATGGAGCGATGATCACATCACATTGGGTGAGGGTGGATTCCTCCGCAAGAATGTCATTGGCGATGATTTGACCGATGATTTACTTTAGTGTATACTTAACGCCGTGAACCCGCGACAGAGAAAGTTTGTTAAGCTATGGATGGGCGGTATGCCCGCTGGGCGTGCTTATGAGGCAGCAGGCTATACATCAACAGGAGATGCAGCGGATGTAAGTGCTTCACAGCTTTTAAGAAATCCTAAGATCAAACAGGCGATAGCAACCATGAACGAAAAGACCGATAAAGCCACTATACTGTCCATTGCAGAGCGTAAAGAGCTGCTCACGCGCATAGCCCTAGCCAATGAAGGGGAACGCCCCAGTGATGCGATTAGAGCCAGTGCTGAGCTATCCAAAATGGATGGAGCATACGAGCATGTCGAGCAGGCTGGGGTTATTAAGATTAACATAGGAGGCACGGACTCAAGTGAGTGACGTAGAGCTGGAGATCATACCTCGTGAACCATTCCGAGAGTTTATCACCACAGACAAGCGATTCCTGACTCTGGTGTGTCACCGTAGGGCGGGAAAGACTGTAGCGGCTGTGCAGAGGCTTATCTACCATGCTTTGACTCATAAACGCAAAGGAATGGACACCGCGCCATTGCGCTACGCCTACATTGCCCCGACTCAGGTGCAAGCGAAATCCATTTGCTGGGCGTATTTCCGCACGTGGTGCAGCCAGATTCCAGACATTAAGATCAACGAGAGTGAGCTACGCATCGACTTCCCCAATGGCGCGCAGATTAGGCTGTTCTCGGGGGAGACTTTCGAGAGGATGCGTGGGTTGTATTTTGATGGTGTAATTAGCGATGAGGACGACGATATCCCTTCAGTAGCAATGAGTTACGTCATACTTCCTTGTCTGTTAGATTACAATGGATGGCACTGCTCAATGGGAACGCCCAAGGGCAGAGGCACGCTGTATCGCAACCTACAGAAAGCCAAGCTTGACAGGCGTAGATTCAGCCTAGTTCTCAAGGCATCTGAGTCTGGATTGATTGATGCGGAGAATCTTGCGGAGATTAGAGCGGAGATTGGTGAAGAAGCCTACGCACAGGAGATGGAATGCGACTTCTCAGTAGCCAGACAGGGCGCAATCTATGCTAATCACTTCCAGAAAGCTAAGGATGACGACCGTGTATTCGACTTTAAGCCCTCTGAGAGCCATCTGATACACACGACTTGGGATCTGGGCAGCCCTGCGAACACTGTGACGTGTTATTGGCAGAAGGTTGACCTAACTTACAGGCTTATTGACTGCGATTTCGGTCTGGAGATGACAACAGCGGAGCGAGTTAGCCACATGCTCGCCAAGGGATATAACTATGGGCAGCACTTTCTACCCCATGATGGCAAGACCAGAGGCGCAGACAACATGTCATTTGCATCTAAACTCACCGAGGCTGGCTTGCCCAACGTCCTAGTGCTAGACAATGCGGGTGCAGGCGCTGAGGCGAGGCGAATACGCTCAATGCATGACCTGTTCCCACAGATATACTTCAACGAGAGCAAGCTTAACCAAGAGAACGGCATGTTTGACGCGCTGATGGACTACCATTACAAGGAGACACGCATTGATGGACGGATCACAAGTCAGGTGGATCATGGCTTCGCGTCTCACTTCTGCGATGCATTCGGGTATTTCGCTGAGGCACTGACATCTGGACGGATGATGGACAACCTAACCAAGCGTGGAATAGGCAGAGCTAAGTCATCACTAGGTCGTTCGATGCGTAGTTAGGCACGAGTGTCGGTGTGTGTGCGTAACCAGAGACCTTAACTCGGGATGATGTCTTGACAAAGCACATACAATTATGTTATGAACATCGGCATGGGATCACCTAAAGTAAAAAAACCAGCACCAGTAGCACCTCAAGCACAGATGGTTGACCTCCAAGCTGAAGGCGAAAGCGGTGGAGTATCAAACTTCGAAGCTGAGCTAAAGAAGAAGCGTAAGCAGGCACAGACATCCTTTGCGGGTGAGACGGGCGGCTACGGCGGAGGAACTAAACTAGGCTAAATGACTGGCGAATCCGTAATAGCCAAGCGTGACGGGCTTAGGCGCTATAGAACACCGCACGAACAACTGTGGGACGAGGTAGCTGAGCTATCTATGCCTCGCAAGATCACGTCTGTGGGTGGTGATGGCGCATTACCGCCAATGATCGAAAGCTCTCAACTGCACGACAGCACGCTGAGGACTGCGTCATTGATGCTTGCCAACGGATTCTGCTCTCTCGTGACCCCTCGTGAGGAGGTATGGCACAACCTGACACCACCAAAGGCTCTCAGGGATAACGACAAAGTCACCAAGTTTTACCGCGAATGCTCTGAGGAGATCACGTATCGTCTGGAGCAATCCAACTTCTACACTGAGATTCAGGAGGTATATCTAGACAGATCCAGCATGGGAACTGGTCTAGACTTCAGTGAGTGGGATGCTGAGAATGACGAGCTAAACTTCCGTCATCTACCCATCGGTACGTATTACATCGGACAAGATCACAGAGGTCGTTGTGACTCAGTGGTTTACGAGTGCAACTACACAGCTCAACAGGCGGCTACCGAGTTCGGTATTGATTCATTACCTGAGAAACTCCAGAAAGAGGCTCGTGACCCTAAGAAGAATGAGTCACATGTATTCATTATCTGCGTAGACAAGACTCGTGAGTGGGATACTCCGTCCAACTTTCCGTATGAGATGACCTGTGTCCACCAAGACAGTAAGAAGGTGGTTCACACGCAGGGCTACTACGAGATGCCTGCACACGTCACGCGCTACCTCAAGTGGGGTAACAGCCCCTATGGCTACGCTCCTACATGGGTAGCCTTGCCAGAGGCACACAAGCTTTCATTCCTACAGAAACAGATGGATGTGCTTGCCGAGAAGGCAGCAAACCCACCTATCCTTGCACCATCCAGCCTTGAGGGCGAGATTGGTGTTGGAGCGTTGGATATCACCTACGTCAACGACCTAGATCCAAACAGAGCGCCTCGTGAGTGGCAGACTGCTGGACGTTACGATGTCGGGCAAGACCGCATTGAGCAGAAGAAGAAGGCAATCATGGAGATCATGCACGGCGACCTGTTCAGACTCTTTGCACAGATTGAGCGCCAGATGACAGCCACTGAGGCATCACTACGCCAAGCTGAGAAGG